TGATCGCCCCGGTCTTCGGCGGACGGCCGAAGCCCGCCCCGCCCGCGCCGGACGCCGCCGTCTCCGCGGCACAGGCCGCCATCGTGGAGGACCTGGCCGCGCGCCGGGCCTCCGCGGAGGACGATCGGGAGGTGGACGAGGAGCGGATGCGGTTCCGCCGGGCGCTCGAGCTGGAGGCCCAGAAGGCGGCTGGCGAGCCGCTCACGAAGGAGCAGGACCGCTTCCTGCAGATCTACACCGGCGGCTCCGAATACCGGGCCATGCGGGCGATGTTCGAGGACTTCGGCGACGCGATGTTCGCCGGAATGTGAGTGCGGCGGGCCGGTTGCGCCCGGTCCCGCCGCGAATGGCCCTTGAACGGGCCGATGACGACGCCCTTGCGGGCAGGAGGGAAGATACAGGAATGACGGCACTTTACAACAACGTTGCAGCGCTGCGGAACGTCGCGGCCCTTTCCGGCCTCGTCGACCGCGTGGAGAACCGGGGGCCTTCGCTGCCGGGCATGGCCTGCTTCTACGGGCCGTCGGGGTGGGGGAAGACCACGTCGGCCTGCTACGCGGCGAACCGCCACGACTGCCACGTGGTGCAGATGAAGAGCACGTGGAAGACCAAGAAGTTCCTGGAGGCCACGGCGCTGGAACTGTCGATCAAGCCGGCGAAGGTGATTGCCGACATCGTCGATCAGGTCGCCGAGCGCCTCGCGCGGTCGGGCCGGACGCTGCTGATCGACGAGGCCGACGTGCTGGTGCAGGCCAACATGGTCGAGGTGGTGCGCGACATCTACGAGAGCGCCGGAACCGGCGTGATCCTGATCGGCGAGGAGAACCTGCCGCAGGAGCTGCGCCGGTGGGAGCGGGTGCACGGGCGGATGCTCGACTGGATCGCGGCCCAGCCCGGAACGCCGCAGGACCTGGCGCTCCTGATCCCGATCTACGCGCGCGGCGTGACCATCGCGGATGACCTCAAGGCCGACATCCTCCGGGCGGCCGGGGCCTCGATCCGCAGGATGTGCGTCAACCTCTCGATCGTGGCCGAGCGCGCCCGGTCCATCGGATCGGAGAGGATCGCCAAGGCGGACATGGGCAAGGCGCAGTTCTTCACCGGCGAGGCGCCCAGCCCCCGGAGGGTGGCATGAACCCGTCCCGCGTCGACGAGCGGCGCCGGGAGCAGGACGCCGCCTGGACCGTGGTGCGGGACCTTCCGGAGTTCGGGACCGGCAAGGTCGTCGAGCTCGTGGGGTGCACGGACGACCGGGCGCGGCAGATGCTGCGGTCCTGGGCCGCGCGGGGGATGATCCACGAGGTCCGCCGGCACGGGGCGGGGGCCGTCTACGCGCCCGGCCCGCGGAGCGCGGCGCTCGCGGAGCCGCGCCGACGCGTCGAGGCGGAGGCCGACCCCGATCCGGTCGTGAACATGTGGCGGGCCATGTGCCATCTCGGGCAGTTCTCGCCCATCGACATCATGGCCGTTTCGAACCTGCCCGACGCGCCCGTCTCGGAGGATGACGCGCGGGCCTTCTGCCAGTCGCTCCTTCGCGGCGAGTACCTGCGGGTGATCCAGAAGGCGCAGCCGGGCGTGTGCCCGCCGGTCTACCGCATGGCCCGTCCGACCGGGCCGGTGCCGCCGCGCGAGAGGCGCGTCCGGGCGCTCTGGGACGACAACCTCGGTCAGCTGACCTTCGTGGCCGGCATGGGGGCGCTGTGATGACCGCGTCGATCCTGTCCCGCCTCGACCAGGCGCGCGCGGCCTGGGGCGCCGGCATCCCGGACTGGGTGGAGGAGCTGGCCCGGCAGGTCGACGCCACCAGCCAGAACGAGGTGGCGCGCCGGCTGAAGCGGTCCGCCTCGCTGGTGAGCATGGTGCTGTCGTGCTCCTACAAGGGGTCCTACGACGTCACGGAGGACGTCGTGCGCGGAGTCTACATGTCCGGCACGCTGGACTGCCCGCAGCTCGGGACGATCCCGTCGAACGTGTGCCGCGACTGGCAGCGCCGCCCCTTCCTCAACACCAATTCGCAGCGGGTGGCGATGTTTCGCGCCTGCGCCCGCTGCCCGCGAAAGGAGCAGACATGACCAAGAGCATCAAGATCGACGGCGTCGAGGTGGAGACCGTCGAAATGCACGGGCCGCCCCCGGTGGAGCCGGACCTGATGAACGCGTTCCTGACGTCCGGTTTCGCCTCGGGCGTGACCTGCGACACGCTGGTGCAGGCGGCGGCCATCGCGATCGTCTACCGGCAGGTGCGCTATGGCGAGGCCTGCGGTCCGCGCTGTGCGATGTTCGACGAGGTGCTGAACTCCAACGAGCTGATGATGCGGACGGCGGAGGGCAGGTCATGAGCCGTCCTTCCACCGTTCCGGGCATGAAGACGGCGCCGATCTGCAAGGTCGACGCGGAGATGTTCGCGCGCTTCTGCGCCGCGGGCGTCGGGGACCGGTTGCTGGCCGACACGCTGATCGAGGCGGCCGCCGCGGTGACCGTCTTCCGCCACCTGCACCGGGGCGAGCCGCTGGGCGAGCGGGGCCGCGACTTCGCGAACGCGCTCGCCCGGACGCAACTGCTCTACGCGCGGACCGTGGGGCGGGCCTGATGACCCAGACACCAAAGGAGGCGACCATGACCGCCCAGACACCGACCGTGCCCGATGGGTACATGATGAACGCCAAGGGGGCCCTGATCCCCGAGGCCAACGTGAAGCCGGCCGACAAGCTCGAGGACGAGGTCGTGCGCGACCTGATCGCCCGGGCGAAGGCCCTGCGCGCCGACCTGCGGGCGTTCAAGGTCGACGCGCTGTCGTCGGCCGAGACCTTCCGAAGGCTGATCGCGGAGCAGTACGGCGCGACCAAGGGCGGGGCCAAGGGCAACATGACGCTGTCGGCCTTCGACGGGTCCGCCCAGGTGAAGGTGCAGATCTCCGAGCACCTGGCCTTCGGCGCCGAGCTTGCGGCGGCGAAGGAGCTGATCGACGACTGCATCACGCGTTGGGCGGACGGGTCCAACGACAACCTCCGCGCGCTGATCGACCAGGCGTTCCAGGTCGGCAAGGAGGGCCGGATCGACACGGGTCGGGTGCTGGGCCTGCGCAAGCTGGACATCAAGGGCCCGGACGGCGGCAAGGACCAGGTGTGGGAGCGGGCCATGGAGGCGATCTCGGACGCGGTCCGCGTGACCGGTTCGCGCACCTACGTGCGGTTCTACGAGGCGGGTCCGAGCGGCGAGATGGTGCCCGTCTCGCTCGACCTGGCGGCGCTGTGATGGTCGCCTACGACTTCCAGGACCGCTTCGAGGACGCGATCCGGCTGGCCGTGAAGACGCAGACGATCCGGCGACGCCGCGACGGGATCAAGAGCTGGCACGTCCGGCCGGGCGAGGCGATCCAGCTCTACACCGGGCTGCGCACCGCGGGGTGCCGGCTGATCGCCGAAGGGGTGTGCGTCGGCGTGCACCAGGTGTCGTTCATCGCACATGCCAGCGGCCTCTGCCGGGTCGAGATCGCCGGGGTGGAGCTCTACACGCAGGATCAGATCAACTATTTCGCCCGGCAGGACGGCTTCTCGGGGGCGGAGGAGATGGCGGCGTTCTTCAGGTCGCGCTACGGCCTCGGACCCTTCCACGGCGTGCTGATCACGTGGCAGCTGCTCCATCCGGAGGAGATCGCTGCATGAGCGAGCTGCGCCGCCTTCAGAAGACGATCCACGTCGCCGCCCGCGACCTCGGCCTCGACGCCGAGGACCGGCGCGCGCTGCAGCTGGTGGCGACGGGCAAGGCGTCCATGTCGGAGATGGACGAGCGCGACCTTAACGGCGTGATCGACGCGTTGAAGGCGCGGGGCTGGACGGCGACGCCCAAGGGCTTCCGCAAGCGCGCCCCCCGTCCGGACGTGCGCTTCATCCACGTACTCTGGCGCCTGCTGGGCGACGCGGGCGTGGTCAAGAAGGACCGCCGCGCGCTCAACAGCTTCGTGCGGACGCGCTTCGCCGGGAAGTGGGGCGTGATCCTCGACGTGGACATGATGACGAGCGCGGCCCAGATCCGCGCGGTCACCGAGGCGTTGAAGGCCATGTGCGAGCGCAACGGCGTGAAGCTCGCGCCGCGCCGGGGCGGGCCGGGGACCTGACGCGGGCCGGGCCTCCGGCTCGGCCCGTTGGCATTCAGATCATGGGGAGGCTGGGATGACGATGGTCGAGCTGACTGGCACCGCCGCCAGGATCGAGGAGGCGATCGGGACGGAGCTCACGCTCCTGCTCTTGGAACGGCGCGGCGGGACGGAGATAAAGGTGCCGTCCCGGCCGCAGGGCACGGTGCTGGCGGAGATCGTCGGCGAGGAGGCCTGCGCGGCGCTGATCGGCGAGATCGGGCCGGGAAAGCTCTTGCTGCCGGGCGCGGAGCTGCGCGGGATGCGGGCGCGCCGGGCACGCGGCTACGCCATGCTGCGCCGCGGGGCGAGCCTTCAGCAGGTCGCCCTGGAAGTGGGATGCCACCTGCGGACCGTGGGCAACTGGCGGCGCGACCTGGCCAGGCTCGAGCCGCGCCGCGAGGGCCCGCCCGACCAGCTCCGCCTGCCGTTCGACTGAAAGGTTTCGAGGGCGAGGTCGGGCGCCGGCGCAGGCATACGGGGGTGGAAGGACCACCGGCCTGGAGCATCCCCCCCATGCGTATCCGCGATCACTGGCTCGTCGGCGATCCCGGCGACAGGCGCATCCTGCCCCGGGCGCTTGCGCAGAACATCGACGAGCAGATGGCGCCCGATCTGGTGGTCCTTCACGACACCGCCTCGCCGATCGAGAAGGGCAACGTCGCCCGGTTCCTGCAGAAATCCCGGAAGGTTTCCGTCCACTTCGTGATCGAGCGCGACGGGTCGGTCGAGCAGCAGGCCCCGACGAACCGGGCCTGCGACCATGCCGGCCAGTCGCATTACCACGCCCGGGACGGGGTGAACGCCTTCTCGCTGGGGATCGAGCTGGTGAACCCCGGGCGGATGGAGGCCGGCCCCGGCGGCCGTGCGCGGAGCTGGTGGGGCGAGGAGTTCGACATCGAGCAGTGCGGCATCCAGTGGCTGAAGACGCCGGAGCACGGCGCGGGCTACTGGATGCCGCATACCGAGGCGCAGGTCACCACGCTCGTCGAGCTGCTGCTGGCGCTCATCGACGGCGTGCCGAAGCTGCGCGATATCCGGGGACACTGGTACGTCTCGCCCGGCCGCAAGATCGATCCCGGCCCGCACCTGCCGATCGAGGCGCTGCGCGGAATGATCCTCGGGCGGACCGATCCGGCGGAGGAAGAGGCCGGCGCGGAGACGCGCGGCCCCCGGTTCGGCTACGAGTACGTCCAGGTCGCGACGGGCGGCTCCAATCTTAACATGCGCCGCTGGCTCTCGTTCAACCCGAACGTCATCGGGTCGATCCCCAACGGCACTGTCGTGCCAGTTATCGCGTCCGGCATGTTCGGCGGTCGCCGCTGGGAGAAGGTCCAGCACGATGGGCGCGAGGGCTGGGTCGTCGCCTCCTACACCTTCCTGCCGGAGGACAGGGCATGAGCCTCGCCAAGCTCGTCACCGACGTCGTCCTGCGCGAGGCTGGGGCGATCCTCGACGACGTCGTCACCTCCGAGGAGGAGCGCGGCCAGCTGCGCGTCGAGCTCAAGAAGATCGAGCAGGCCGTGGAGCTGCGGACGCTCGACGAGCGGATCGCCTTCGCGCAGCATCCCAGCGTGTTCGTCGCCGGGGCGCGGCCCTTCATCATCTGGGCGGCCGGCGTGGGCATCGCGACCAACTTCGTCCTGATCCCGCTCGCCAACACGCTCTGGCCGATCATCGCGCCCGACGCCGCCAGGGAGATCGCGTCCCTGGACTGGGACAAGCTCCTGGTCCTGTCCGGCCTCGCGGGCGGGACCTCCTGGGTGCGTCACCTGGACAAGGTGCGCGGCGTGGCGCGGTCGAACCTGCGCCAGCCCGACGCGTCCGACATCCGCCTGGGCAACGGGGCCCTCTACTGATGGCCGTGCCCTGGTACGCGGTGACGGCGGCGAGCCACGCGGTGCTGGTCATCGCCTCCCTGCTGCTGGTGTTCGAGGTGATCGCCGCGATCCGGATCCCCGGCGCGCTGGAGCGGATCGGCCGGTCGCGCCTGACCCTGCGGTCGTTCTTCGTGGTGATCGCGGCCCTGGTGGTCGAGCGGTCCTTCTACGTCGCCGCCCGCGTCGTGCAGCACAAAGGACTGCGGCTGTCCGACCTGCATCCCGCGCCCGACGTCCTGTCGGTGGCGCTCGCGGTCAGCATCTTCCTCGGCTGGGCCGCCGCCGCCCGGGCCGTTCGCGGCAGCACCCGGGCCGTCGCGCGGTACGTCGGCGGCGTGGCCGCCATCCTCGCCGGTCTCTGGGCCGCCCTCATCCTCGTCGCAGTCGGAGCTGCCTGATGCTCGAAGCCCTGAAGCAGGTCGACATCCTGACCAGCGTGATCCTGTCTCTGGGCGGCGCCCTGATCGCGATCTTCATCTGGTGGGAGCGGCGCAACCGCCAGTACACCGACACCCAGGTGTCCTCCGTGGTCATGGGCCAAGGTCAGACGCACGAGCGTCTCACGCGGCTCGAGGACCGCGTCGACGAGGTCGAGGAGGAGGTGCTCAAGGTCGCCGAGCGCATCGGCCGGGCGGAGGGCGTGATGGCCACGCTCGCGACGGCGCATCAGGTGGCGGACCTGCGCGACCGGATGGGCACGATGGAAGGAACCTTGCTGCAGGTGAGCGGCGCGGTCGACATCATCTACCGCGCCGCGTTGCGCGGCGACGGCGGAGCGCCCTGATGTTCGGCTGGCCCGTGGAGCAGGTCGAGATGGAGATGCGCCGGCTGCGCGTCCTGACCCACCTGGCCGGCGTGGAGGGCTACGAGGCCTCCGCCCCGTTGCTGCTGTTCGAATGCCGCCGCCAGGGCGTGCGGAGCTCCTCCGACCAGACGGCGTCCTGCCTGTCCTGGCTGGCGGAGATGGGGCTCGTGACGCTTCGCGAGACGGACGCCACCACCGTGGCCCGCATCACCAGCCGGGGCCGCGAGGCCGCGCAGGGCCTCGTCCGGGTCCCCGGCGTCCTGCCACCCGATCCATAGGAGCCCCTCATGCTGATCGCCCCCGGCGCCGTCTCCGCTCTCCTGGGCCTGTGCCTCCTGGTCGCCGCGCAGCTCTTCGGACTGCTCGGCTTCGTGACCGCCATGCGGTGGTGCTGGGGGGGCGTGCTCGCCTGCGCCATCATCTCCGCGGTGATCGGCCACCGCCCGAAATGAAGACCTGAAACAGGAGGTCCGCATGGACGCCCAGACCATCACAGAGCACCGCCGCCTGGCCATCCTGCGCCACCTCGACGCCCTGCCCGCCTTCTCCTCCAACGCCTCGATCATCGGGGACGTGCTGCGCGGCGTCGTCGCGCCAGCTTTTATCCGACGACGTCCGGCGGCGCTTCGAGGACGCGCTGGGGATGCTCAAGAGGCTGTCGCGGGGCGAGCAGGAGCTGGTGCTGCCCAAGCCCGCGCCCGCCGAGGGCGAGGACCCGCTGCCGGGCGGCAACCCGATCGTGGTCGACGGCGCGCCGCGCCTGTTCGACCGCAAGACGCTTCGGGGGCTCTGATGGCCGGGGTGTGGATGACGACGATCGGGCTCGACGAGGCCCGCGCCGCGATCGGGCGGATGATCGACCCCGGCGGCGAGTTCGCCGAGATCCTCGCCGAGCACGTCGTAGGGCAAACAAAGGTCCGTATCGAGGAAGAGAAGCGCTCGCCGGATGGCGCGGCCTGGGCGCCGTGGTCGGCCGCGCACGCGGCGACCCGACACGGCAACCAGTCGCTCCTCTTGGCCGGGGGCGAGGATTACCTGTTGGAGAGCATCGCGGCCGAGACGTCCGACGACGCGGTGCGCGTCGGTTCCGGCCCGGTCTACGGCGCGGTGCACCAGTTCGGGTCCCGTGACGGATCGACGCCCGCGCGCCCCTGGCTCGGCCTGTCGGCCGAGAACCGCGCGGAGATCGAACAGTTGGCCGTCGACCTCTTCGATGAGCTTCTCAAGTGATCGCGCAGGACGCCCTCCTGTCCTCGCTGGCCGATCACGTCGCGGCAGTCCTGCACGTCGACCTGCCGGAGCTCGCGGCCTGCAGCGGCATGGCCGGGCGCTTCGCGCTGGACGAGCTCCAGCGGCGGGGCAGCCGGGTTCCCGCCGTGCACGTGTCGCTGCTGGGCGCCAAGACGCGCGACCTCCGTGCCGGCACGTTTCCGCGGTTCGACGTTTCGATGGCCGCCTATGTGGTGACCGGCCCCCAGCAGGGGCGCGACCGCGACGGCGACGCGCTCGCCATCTGCCAGCGCCTCCTTGCGCGCGTCGAGGCCGAGGATTGGGGGCTGTGCGAACAGGGCGTTCAAGCGGCCGAGAAGACCGCCTTGCAGTCGCTGATCACCGCGGCCGTGCGGGATGCGGCGGCGAGCCTCTGGGCGGTGACATGGACCCAGCCGATCCTGATCCGGCCGATGCCGGAGGCAGTGCCGATGGAGGCCGAGCTCTACGTCCGGCCCGCGGTGCGCGGCGTGGCCCCGGGAGGCGCGCCATGACCTTCGCGGCCGCGGAAGCCGATCGCCGGATCGCGGGGCTCGTCCAGATCGGGACGGTCACCGCCGTGGAGGGCGACCTGGCCCGCGTGTCGGTGGCCGGGCTGCGGAGCCACCCGATCCCGGTGACCCAGATCCGGATGGGGACGCTCCGGATGCGGGCGATGCCCAGCGTCGGCGAGCAGGTCGTGGTGATCGCCCCGGACGGCGACATGGAGCGGGCCTTCGTGCATGGCAGCCTGCCGGCCTCCAACGGCCTCGCGAACACGGGGGCCGGGCTCGAGCTCGACCTTGGCGGCGGCACGCTCAACATCACCAACGGCCGCATCGTGATCGACGGCGACGTGATCTCCGGCGGGATCAGCCTGCAGACGCACGTGCATGGCGGGGTCGTCCCGGGCGGCGGGTCGACGGGCGAGCCCGAATGACGGGCCTGTCGCGGATCACCGGCCGGCCGATCGGCGGCGTCGACCTCTTGCGGCAGTCGATCGAGGACGTGCTGACGACGCCGATCGGGACGCGCGTCCTGCGGCGCGACTACGGGTCCGACCTCCCGTCGCGGATCGACGCGCCGCTGAACGGCGCCACGATCGCGGACGTCTACGCGGACGTGGCGCAGGCGCTCGACGCGCATATCGCAGACTTCCAGCTCGACCGCGTGCAGATCATCGACGCGTCGGGGACCGGCCGGTTCTCCTTTCGGCTCGACGCGCGTCACCCGCTGCTCGACGCGCCGCTCGAGGTGTCGGTGAACCTCGGGGGCGGGGCATGACGATCGACCTCTCCCGACTGCCGCCGCCCGTCGTGATCGAAACGCCGCCCGTGGAGGCGATGATCTCCGAGATCAAGGCGATCGTCGGCGCCGGCCTGCCGGAGATCGCCGACCGCCTCGACGATCCGAGCGACTTCATCGTCAAGATGATCGAGATCTTCGCGGCCTACCTCGTGATCCAGAACGGCCGCCATGCCGATCAGGCGAAGGGCACAATGCTTGCCTACGCGTGGGGGGCGACGCTCGACCAGCTCGGCGCCCTGTTCGGCGTCGAGCGCCTCCTGGTGTCCCCGGGCGATCCCGACGCCCGCCCGCCCGTCGCCCCGTCCTTCGAGGCCGACCACCGCCTCCGGTCGCGCATCCAGATGGCGCTGGAGGGGTTCACGACCTGCGGCACGCTCGCCGCCTACCGGTTCCACGCCCTGTCGGTCGACGGCCGGATCGGGGACGCGGCCGTCAGCTCGCCCTTTCCCGGCGTCGTGCGGGTCGTCTTCGCCGCCAGCGAGGAGGACGGCACGCCGACGGACGATCCGCTCGACGCCGTCGTGGCCGCCTTGAACGCCGAAACCGTCCGCCCGCTCTGCGACACCGTGCTGGTGCGCAGCGCCGCGCCCGTGGTGATCGACGTGTCCGCGACGCTCCGGGTCCTGCCCGGGCCGGACCGGGCCGTGGTGGCCGGCGAGGCCGAGGCCCGGCTGCGCGAGCGCGTCGGCGCGTTGCGCCTCGTCGGCCGGGACCTGCCCCGATCGGCGATCTACGCGGCGCTCCACGATGCCGGCGTGTCCGGCGTCGTCCTCGCGTCGCCATCCTCCGACGTCGTCGTCGGCGAGGAGGAGGTGGCCGTGCTCGGCGAGGTGGCGCTGACCGTGACGGAGGTCGTCCCGTGACGGGCCTGCTTCCCCCCAACGCGACCGGGCTGGAGCGGGCCTTCGAGGCGGCGATCGCCGCGCGGCTCGACACGCGCCCGACCTTCGCGGACCTGTGGTCGCCCGGGCGGTGCCCCTCTCACCTCCTCCCCTGGCTGGCCTGGACGCTCTCGGTCGACGTCTGGGATCCCGTCTGGTCGGAGGGCGTCAAGCGACGGGTCGTCGCCGAGAGCATCTCGGTCCACCGGCGCAAGGGAACCGTCGGCTCCGTGCGCGATGCGATCGCGGCGGCCGGATACCCCGACGCGGAGATCGAGGAGGGCGGGGGGGCGAGCTTCCTGGATGACGGATCCGCGCTGGACGACGGGCATGCGCTCGGCGGCGAGGAGTGGGCCGAGTATGCCGTCACGGTCACGCGGCCCGTCGACATCGGCCGCGCCAGGAACCTGCACCGCTTGCTGGCCGCTGTCGCGCCGGCACGGTGCCACCTGCGCCGGGTCACCAGCACCGTCGAGCTCGCGCTCGACGACGGTCACGTTCTCGACGACGGGTCCGCACTGAACGCCACATACGTACTGGAGGAAACCTATGGCTGACCTCGTGCCGCTGCAGCACGACGCCGAATGGGTGTCGGAGATACATGAGCGCCAGCCCGGCGAGCTGCAGCGCGGCGGCCCCCCGGACCTCGCGCTGGATCGTGGGCTGGCCAACGTGCAGGCCCAGCAGCTCGCCGCGCGCACGGCCTGGTCGAAGCAGCAGATCGACACGATGGAAGCGTTGATTGCCGGGCTGACCGATCAGGCGGCGTTGCTCGGCGCCATGAGGGTGTTTCCGGAGGTCGAAAGCGCCGACAACCGCCTGACATTCACCGCCGGGTCCGCGCAGGTGGCGGTCGGAGCCGGCCAGTCGTGGATCTGGCGGGGCGGGCGACGGCTGCGGTCCGACGAGTTGGGAACGCGGACCGTGGCGGTGACGCCGGGCACCACGCAGCTCGTCTACTGGGACGCGCCGGGAACGGGCACGGCGGTGCCGGCGGCGAGCCATCCCGCGGGCCGGCTCACCGTGACGACGCCGGCCTCGGAGGCCGACCCGATCCACGACAGCAGCTTCGACCGGATGCTCGTGGCGCAGGTCGTGACCTCTGCGGCGGGCGCTCCGACGGTCACGCCGCTCGCCAACGCCGCCAGGTTGACGGCCGTGATCGAGAGAGGCGGCCCGATGACGACGGACGTCAACGACAACGGCGCGAACACAACCCTGCTGTTCTTGACGGATTGGGGGCGCACCCCGAGCTGGGTCCTGCCCACCTTCAGCACGGTGAATGTCGGCACTCCCACGACGTCGGACATGGATCAGAGCCTGAACGAAAACGCCCGTTCTCGATACCGAACATCGATCACGGGACTGATGGACGGCGCCAGCTCCATCGCAATCAAGGGAGCGTTCTATGCTTGATTTATCCGGAGAGCGGCGGGTCCTGTTCGAGGGCAGCCGCGCCGCGCAGGAGGGCTTCGGGGCCGTGCCGGGACGGCCGGTTCCGGAGGGGCTGACGGACGTCCCCCTCGCGCGTCTCGCCCTGATCGAGGATGTGGTCGTTGACCTGGCGGACCTTTCCGCCTTCTGGGTCGACGGCGACGGCGTCAAGCACGGCGCGCAGGACGACGCGTCCTGGCAGCGCGTGACATGCGCCTTCGACGAGGTCCTCGTCCCTGACGGCGCGGGCTGGCGCGTGGAGACGGCGGCGGACCGGCTCGAGCGCGCCCGGCTCGACGCCTTCCTGCCGCGCCCCGAGTTCGCCGGCGCCTGCGCGGAGGCGGGCATCATCACATGGGACGACGCGGCCGACTGGGCCGCGGGCAACCTCCTGCCCGCGCCGGCGCAAGCGTTCCTCGCCTCATTGCCTGAGGACGATCGCGCCCGGACGCGGTTCGTCCTCCTGACTTCGGTCCGCGTGTGGCGTCTGGCGCCCGAGCTCGTCGCCCTGGCCGCCTCGCTCGGGCTGGCGGACGCGCAGGTCGACGCGCTGTTCGGGATCGTCCCCGACGCGACGGGCTGACCGATCGAAAGGTTTCATGGGCGACCGCTCGACGGCCGCCCCGTAGGGTCGAGGTGAAGGCGCCCGAACGCAGGGGCGCGACATCGCGAGGGCCCCATGACCACGAACTTCCTGCACGGCATCGACGCCATCGAGATCGACGACGGCCTTCGTCCGATCCGGACGGTCCGCTCCTCGGTGATCGGCCTGGTCGGCACCGCTCCGGACGCCGATGAGGACGCTTTCCCGCTGAACACGCCGGTCCTGATCGCCGGCCGCCGCTCGGAGGCGGCCAAGCTGGACATGGCGGGGAGCGGGGCGGGCGAGCTGCCGCGCGCGATCGACGGCGTCTTCGACCAGATCGGGGCGGTGATCGTGGTGGTGCGGGTCGCGGAGGGCGCGGATGCGGCCGGCACGCTCGCCAACGTGATCGGCGGCGCCCAGCCCGATGGCTCCTACGCCGGCCTTCAGGCGCTCCTCGGGGCCGAGCAGGCGGTCGGGGTCCAGCCCCGCATCCTGATCGCTCCGGGCCACTCGGCCAACAGCGCCTGCGCCACCGAGATGATCTCCATCGCCGAGAAGCTGCGCGCCATCGCCCTGATCGACGGGCCGGACGTGGCCGACGCCGACGCCATCGCCGCCCGCGGGGGGTTCGGCTCCGACCGCGCCATGATGATCGACCCCTGGGTGCGCGTCTTCGACGTCCCGACGGCCGCGGAGCGCGTCGAGCCGCCATCGGCCCGCGTGGCCGGCGTGATCGCCAAGATGGACGCGGACCGCGGCTTCTGGTGGTCCCCGTCGAACCAGGTGATCAACGGGATCGTCGGGACATCCCGCGTGGTCGACTTCGTTCATGGCGACGACACGTCCCGCGCGAACCTCCTCAACGAGGACGAGGTCACGACGATCGTCCGCTCGGACGGCTGGCGCGTCTGGGGGAACCGCTCGATGGCGACCGACCCGCTCTACGCCTTCCTGTCGGTGCGCCGCACGGTCGACATGATCACGGAAAGCGCGATCCGCGCCCATCGCTGGGCGCTCGACCGGCCCTTCTCGCAGCAGCTGCTGCTGGACGTGCGCAACTCGGTCCAGGCCTACATCGACCAGATGGCCGAGCTGGGCGCGGTGCTCGGCGGAAAGGCCTGGATCGATCCGGACATCAACGCCGAGGCGACGCTGATGGCGGGGCACTTCTTTCTCGACTTCGACATAGAGCCGCCCGCGCCGCTGGAGCGGATCACGTTCCGCGTGCGCCGCAACGGCGCCTATTACAACGAGCTGATCGCCGCCGTCGCCGACGCAGCCTGACAGGAGAACCCCGATGTCCGCCTTCCCCCGACATATCCGCGACTTCAACGCGTTCCTCGACGGCTTCGGCTATCTGGGCATCGCGCAGAAGGCCACGCTGCCCAACCCGAAGATCGCCACGACCGACTTCCGCGGGGCCGGCATGGAGATGCCCGCCGCCGTCGACATGGGGCTCGAGGCGATGACGGCCGACGTGACCTTCGCGGAGTACGTGCCCCGCCTCTTCGACCTCCTGGGCACGCGGATCAGCATGACGCTGCGCCCCGGCGAACGGTCGGAGACCGGCGAGAGCCGGCCCTACGTCTTCACGATGGACGGGCTGATCACCGCGCCCTCCTTCGACGGGCTGCAAAGCGGCAAGGAGAGCATGATGAAGGTGGAGATGGCGGTGGACCGGCTGCGCGTCTCCGTCGACGGCGTCGCGAAGTGGGACCTGTCGAACCGCCCCGGCGCGCCGCGCGTCGTGAACGGCGTCGACCAGCTGGCGGGCCTCCGCCAGGCGATGGGCATGTGAGGGGGCCGAGATGACCAACACCAGGACCATCGCCCTGTCCCGGCCGCTGCCCGGCGGCGCGGGCGAGATCGCCCAGATCACCCTGACCGCGCCGCGGCCCAGCCAGCTGCGCGGGCTGTCCATCATCGACCTGCTCAAGCTCGACGCGGGCGCCATGTGCACGCTGCTGTCGCGGATCTCCGAACCCGCCCTCGACCCGCGCCAGGTCGACGAGCTCGCGCTTGCCGACTTCTCCGCCCTGGCGGTGGCCGCGCAGGGTTTTTTCAAGCTCTCGTCGCCGACGGCGAGCTGACCCTGCCGGACCGGGTGGAGGACGCGATGGCCGAGATCGCCTTCGTGCTCCACCAGCCGCTCTCGGAGATGGGCGACTGGTCGCTGCTCGAGCTCATGGAATGGCGCGCGCGCGCGCGGCGTCTGCACGGAAGCCTGATCGCCAATGTCTGACCTCGACATCCAGCTGATCCTCCGCCTGGTCGACCAGGTCTCGGGCCCGGCGCGCGACGCCGACAGGGTCCTGGCCGGGATCGAGCAGCGCAGCGGCCGGATGCGGGGCGCGGTCACGACCGTCGCGCGCTACGGCGCGGTGGCCGCGGCGGCGGGGGCGGCGGCGGCGACAGCGGCCGGCGG